AACAAGCATTACAAGTCGAAACTTGGTCTATATCGCTAAAACCTAAGCAATTATGCTGTTGTCTGTGCCAGTTGCTATATCCAGAGAACTTAACTCCTTTAAAATAGACCTTTTTAACCATAAAAAACCCATTAAACGACTAAAATAGATATTCAAGAGAAAAGTTGCATAAATAGAAATAAAAAGTTGCATAACTGCCAGTATTCTATAAAAGCCTATATATGAAATTAATTGATCGATATGATCCAAAACTATCAGAAGCTAATCAAAGACTATCTGCAAAAAATTTAATTTCTACATATACAACAGAAAGAAAAATTCCATACATTGAAATGAGATTGTTAGGAGATCAGGTTATTGCAACAGTAACTTTTGATTTTTGGTACGATAAAAAAAGAACTAAAAAATTTGCTGAATTTGATAAGATCAACAGAACTATAGAAGGTCCATCAGATGAAGTTTATAAATTAGCTGCCAAACAAGCGTCAAAGATAAGTCTAAGTTTATCTTCAATATTTAATGATGAATGGCAAAAAACTTTAGTAAATTTATTAAACAAGCCAAGCAAAAATAAAACGGTTTTAAATTTAGGATTATATAGAAATAATAATTATGGAATTTACGACATCACTAATCCATCAATCTTATTGGACCAAAAAATTAAAGAAAGTGGAATGTCATTAAAAGATGTTGCATTACTTTCAGGTCAAAACGAAACTACATTGTTTAGACATTTAAAAGGTACGTTTGAAATTTCAAGAGATGCTGCAATCAAGTATGCAAAAGTTTTAGGTTGTGATCCAGCAAAAATTTTATTTAATGATTTATCAATTCCAGTCTGGGGATCTGCAGATACATTAGAACAATCATCAATCGAAAGACTTTCAGTTTATGCTTCTGAAATAACTGCAAATGAAAACTTAGGTGTTATAGAATGTCCAAGAGAAATTTATAGACCTGATGTTAAAGCAATTAAAATTGATAGTCCAAACTCTCATTTGCATGGTCATGTAGGTTTTTATTATAATTCAAATGAGCCAATAGATTTAGAAGATCAAATGGTAATAGTTGGAACTAATTTAAAAAATTTAGTTGGTGGCGAAATAAGACAAAGATATTTTATTGGAACTTATAAAAAAAATAGAAATGGAAGAACTGTAGATATTCACAGTATAGATCCAACAGTAATAGATATTTCAGGTGTAACTCCTGATGAAGATTTCCATAGCTACGAAGATTTTGTTGGTTTAGAAGAAGGTCAAAGAATTGTTATTGATGACATTACTCCAACTTTTGTTGCACCACTTGTAGCTCTTATAAATCCATCAGAAGTTTTTTCAGATAAAAAAATTGATATTCAAAAAGCTTACAATGAAATTTATACTCAGAGCAGAACTGATGAAGTCAAAGCTTTAAAAATTTTTAAAAATAATCAAATGAAATCTATTATTGAAGAACAGCTTGAAGATAACATTGATGATTATGTAGATCAAATGAACCATCAAAAAATAAAAGCATTAATTATGGCTGATAAGAAATTACAATCAGTTATTAGTACAGCTGCTTATGGTAAAGCAAAGTATGAGAAAAAAATTGACATCAAAGAAGAAGCTAAAAAGATAAAAGCTGATCTATCTGCAAAAGAAGAATTAATAGTCAGAGAGGCTGTTGATAGATTACAAGAACAAATGGATCTTCCAGGTCCAGATGATGAGGATTATATCAATAGACCATGATAATTAAGGATTATACACCTCAACAATTAAAAGGTTTTATAAGACCAGCAATAGTCGAAACAGAATTTGGATTAGATAAAGGAATGCTAGAACACCTGAGAACTTGTAGCCGAGATGAAGGAAAATTAAGAGGTCCAATGTTTTTAAAAGATGGTAATTGTATTCTTTATCAAAGAGCATCTATCATAAATTGGCTAAAACAAACGATGTTCCAAGATGCGGAAACTGACGAAACAGCCGAAACTCCAAAAAGAAAAAGATCTCAAGTAAGTAAGTAACTAAACCAAACAAACCAACCTCACATATAATAAAAGTTTTTGTCGGAGTATCACAGCTCCATGATATTAAAAACAAAACTTATAGATCCTTTAGAGGAATTAAAATTAGACGGTTTTCAAAAATTAAATGAACTCCTAAAAATTAATCATCACTCCCCCACTTCAAGCTCAATGCCAGAAGGTATTTATGCTTTTAGATATTTATTTTCTACTCAAGAACAAAGAAGAGAGTTTGATGGTAACGCTAACATGGCAGCTGGTGTTGCAGTCAACGATGCTGTTCAATGGCATTACTCACATGACATCTGGTCCTTCAATCCTAATCAAAGAAAACTTGCACCACATAAAAATACAAAACTTTCTAAAGAAGAAGCTATTGCAAAAGCAATGGATAAATTTAAGGAGTATGTTCCAGTAAACGAAAAAGATAGAGAAAAAAAAGAACACTTCCTTGAGACAATACCTCAAACAATTCAACAAGGCTTTTTAGCTTTTGAAAAAATTGGAATATTAAATTCAGAAAAGGTTGTTGCAGAAGATAGCATCAATCATATTGATCACAGACTTTCTTTACCAGTTGTTGGTAGAACTGACGTACACTTCACAGATTTTAATGTATCAGAGCGATCTGATGCAGCGTCATCGCAATCTTTCATATCTAGCGATGCTCCGTTTCTTTCGGTCTGTGAATTGAAAACCAGTTGGCAACGACCAGGTAAAGTAAAGAAGGATGGCACTAGGTCTTTTGCTTCGGCTAAACTGCCATCTACTCCGTTAGTTAATCATTTGCAGCAGTTGGCTTTTTATTGTTTCAGCCTAAGAAAATTAAATAGGATCTATCCTTATCTTATTTATCTAACTGCAGATGATCACATGGTCTTTACTGAAAAAAATTGTGCTGATTTAGAAATACAAAATCTAAATAATTATTACGAACAACTTATTAAAAACTGTATTCGTAAAGAACGACTGCTTGCTAGATATATAGATCTTGAAGAGCCTGACATGATCTTAGCTGAAATAGCTAAAGATGTTGAGCCTGGATTTGATCATCAATTCTACTGGAATATTGGATCTAAACACCTGGCCAGAGCTAAAAAGATTTGGAGCAATACATAATGTCTCCGCAACTCATCAACTACACAACATTAATCATAGGAGGTTATTACATATGTCAGCTGATAAATTAGTCTCTACCATTAACGATTTTAAGAAGTCATTAAACGGTCAGACTATAAAAATTCATTCGAATGACTACGCTACAGTAGCATTACGGATTGGAATATTAAGAAGAAATCTAGGTACAGCAGCAACAATAGCATCAACGCTTGAATTTCAAGATGATAAAAAAGTTATTGTTAAAGCTCAAGTCTTTATAGACAACAAGCTTGTATCTACTGGACTAGCTGAGGAGCTTAGAGCTGCTAGTCGTATCAATCAAACTTCTGCGTTGGAAAACGCTGAAACATCTGCTGTTGGAAGAGCTTTAGCAATGCTTGGCTTAACCAATGACAAGATAGCTTCTGCAGAAGAAGTATCTGGAGCGATAGTACAATCGGACCAGAGACTAACAGAAGCATTAACTGAGCTTGATAAGGTCTCTCATCTCGGTGCTTACAATGAATGGTTATCAACTAACAAAGAACTTATGCAAAAGGTTAAGCAACAAGACGCTTATGCTTGGCAACTGTTCTTAGAAAAGTTTAACCAAATCAAAAAAAACCTAGAGACTAAAGGAGTTATCCAAAATGGATGATCAAACTAAAGAACGTAAATCGTTAGGAGTAGTATTTCCTAACATCAATAAAGAAAACCCAAAAAGTTATGACCTTAAAGGAACTATAACTTTGCCTGATGGAAAAAAATATAGAGTTGGTGCTTACAAAGCTGAAGCAACTGGTTCTGGAAAATTACCTAAAGGTTCAACTTATTACTGGATGCATAGAGTAGAAGAGCTTGAATTAAATCAAGCCGATACTTCATTTGATCCAGCAAACCTGGAGTAATAAAAAATGGATACTGAAAAGTACAAGTCGATTGCATTATCAATGGACACTTATAAAAAGCTGAGAACATTATCAGACGAACAGTTTGAAATGCCTCAAAGTCTTGCAAAGACTGCTTCGTATTTTATTAACGCTGCCTTTTCTGCTCATGCAGATAGCAAAGATAAAAATGTCAAACGAAAAGCTTAAACAGATCCGTCAAGCCAAAGAGCAAGAATATGGTCCTTTTGCTTCCAATTTAGAACGTATTGGAAAATCTTGGACCGCCTTGCTTGGTTTAGACTTTGATATACCAGCTCATGATGTTGCCAATATGTATGTTGCAGCAAAATTAATTAGAGCTGTTGGCTGCGATTTTAAACAAGATACATACGATGATGCTGAAAACTATCTGTATCAAGCAGAGCTTATGCATAGAAGAGAACATAAATCTTTTGAAATTCTTAAAGAACAAATGACACCTTCTGAACCTGATGCAAATACAAGAATGCATGATGCTTTAAAAGCTGAACATAAAACTAACTATCCAAAAGATGAACCAGATGAGCAATAAAGTTATTAAATTTCCTAACACTCCAGCTAATCAGCTGTCAGAAACAGCGAAGTTAGCAATGGAAATGGAGACAGAGAAAAATATGTATCAAGAAAATATCGAATGGATGATGCTGAAAAATGACTGGGATAAGCTTCCAGATATTGACGGTAGGTCCTTAGATATGTTGGCTTTGTTTGGCGATGTAATGGTTTTTACACCTGAAGTTAGTCAAAGAATTATCTGCAAGTTAGCAGAACAAATTAAAAAAAATCAAATCACAGATCCATTGGAGGAATATTTATCATGAGTAGAAAAGAAGGAGATAAAGCTTACGCAACATACGTACATTACCAGGCATTCAGTTCAGATATGCCAATACACCAAATTAACCAGACAAACTGGTACTTAAAATTTGAAGATAACTTACCAGCATTTTTTATTAAAGCTGATGATGTCTTTCGACAAATGCCACCGTTGGCGTTCTTTGCTACAGCAGAGAGATCTACAATTTATGATTTTACTGGCTGGCAAGAACAAACGGAAACTTACTTTAAATTAACCATAGAGGAGATTAAATGCCTAACAGACAAAGAACACCTGAAGAACTTGCCTTCAATGCCACCGTTGGAAGCAACATCAAGTACATTAGAAAATTAAATAACTATACACAAAGCAGAGTTGGAAAAGCTATTGGAACTACTTTCCAGCAAGTACAAAAATATGAAAAAGGAGCTAATGGAGTAAGCGCACTCAAGCTGAAACAGTTAGCAGAATTTTTTAAATTAAGAGCAGATGTAATTATAGATCCAAACTTCATTGAATATCACAGAGGATTAACTCTTAGGAATGAAGCTAAAGATTTTGAACACACAATACAGATGGAGAAACCA